CGGTGAGCAATGCCTATTGCTGAATCACGGCGGGGGCGAGGGCGGCGGACAGTCCGTCGCGCTGTTCGGCCTGAACGGCGACCAGGTCCCCCCGGCCTCGACCCTGGCTTCGCTGACCCGTCGCCTCTATCAGGACGGCACGGAAAGTGGCTACGACGATGCCAGCCATGTCCTGCACTGGAACAACGGCCCGGCGGCTTTCACCGGTTCTCGTGAATCGCTCGAATTGAGCATCGGCCCGGCGCGACTGGCGATGACGCCCCAGGCAATCACCTTGCAACTGGGCGCGGTCGGTTTGCTGATCGATGCTGCCGGCGTGCACCTGAGCGGCCCGGTGGTGGATCACCAGGGGCGTGTCATCAGCCCCAAATAAAGGGTTTCCCATGATCGGAATCGATAGAAACACCGGCGCCACCGTCGACGACTGGCTGCAGTTTGTGCAGCGCGCGACCCGGGCGTTGACCACACCGTTGGGCACCCGTCAGAAGCGTCCTCTGTATGGCAGCACACTCCCGGAGTTGTTGGGCCAGAACCTCGGTGATGACGTGCTGATCCTGGCCCAGAGCCACGCGGCGCAGGCGTTTTACAACAAGCAGAACGGCATCGACGATTTTGACCCGCAAGTCATTGTGGCCAGCCGCAAGGGCGCGGGATTGTTGCTGCGCTTCGCCGGCACCTGGAAAAACCGTCAACAGACCTTCGAGGTGGTGACATGAGTATGTTGATCCCCGGCCAGAACCAGTTGGCCGAGCCGGCCATCGTCACCGTCGAAGCGTTTGAGGACTTGCTCGCCGAGTTCAAGACGTTCGTCGTTGAATACGTCGGCGCCCGCTCTCCCGAGAGCGCGGCAAAACTGCTGGTCAGCCTGGAAAACGAAAGCGAATTGCTGACCCTGGCCCTCGAGGCTTTTTGTGTACGGCTGCAAACCCACGAACGCAAATACAACGCCCGCATCAAGCAGATGCTGGCGTGGTGGGCCACCGGCAGTAACCTCGATGCACGCCTGGCGGACATGGGCCTTGAACGTCAATTGCTGGACCCGGGCGACCCGGCGGCGTTCCCGCCGATCCCTCCGGTTTTCGAAAGCGACGACGACGCCCGGTTGCGTTATTACCTGGCACCCCACGCCCCGGCAGCGGGTTCGCGGATGCAGTATCGCCGGGAGGTGTTCACCTTGGGTGAACGCCCTACGGTGAAGGTCGAAACCGCGGCGGCGGGTGTAGTGACGGTCACTTACACCTTCGACCCGGACGGCTTTGCCGCGCAGGTCAAGGATGGCAACGGGCGCCGTACCGCGCCTGGCGAAGTGATGGTCACCGTGCTGGCTCGTGAGGGTGATGGCACACCTTCCGCTGCGCTGCTTGACGGTGTTCGTCAACATTTCGCCCGGCCCGATGTGCGCCCCGAAACGGACCTCGTGACGGTGCAGGGCGCGCAAATCAAAACCTACAAAATCCGCGTCGTGGCGAAGATCAACGCCGGTCCCGATTCGGGGCTGACCAAGGTCGCCGCGCAACAGCAATTGCAGGCCTATGCCGATTCCTGTCATCGCCTGGAAGGGCGGGTCGATCCGAGCTGGATCGATTACACATTGCACAGCGCCGGCGCGGTTCAACTGCAAATCCTTGAACCGCTGACGCCGATCGTGACCACGGCATTCCAGGCTCCGTATTGCACGGGTGTCGAGGTCGAGGTGGACACGCTATGAGTGACGACACACCTCGCCCGAGCCTGTTGCCGGCCAACAGTTCACCGCTGGAAAGGGCACTGGATCTCGGTTTCGGCCGATTGCTTGAACGCATCGCGCCGCCGTTTCCGGAGTTGATGAACCCAGCCGAAACACCGTCGGCGTTCCTGCCGTACCTCGGCGCGGATCGCGGGGTCAGCGAGTGGAGTTCCGAAGCGCCCGAAGCTGAAAAGCGTTTAACCGTCGAACTCGCCTGGCCCACCGCACGGCAGGCCGGTACTCGAAAGGCATTGGAAAACGCCGCCAAGGGCTTGCAACTGCAACCCGAAGTGCGCGCCTGGTACGAGCAATCGCCGCCCGGCCAGCCCTACAGTTTTTCCGTCAGGGCCTTTACCGAACAGCCTTACAGCGAAGAAATCGATGCACGCCTCGATCGACGCCTGGCGGACGCCAAAAGCGAGCGCGACACCTTAAAGGTCTCCGTCGGCCTGAGTGCCTTCGGCAATCACGTCATCGGCGCCGCCACGCTGTGCGGCGAGCTGACCACGATGTATCCGATTGTCATCGAAGGGCTCGAAGCCTCGGGCCAGGCCTTCATGGCCGCCGGGCTCTACGCCGTCGAAACCTCCACTATTTATCCTCAGGGGTCCTAAATGGCCGACTATTACACCCTGCTCACCAACGCGGGGATCGCCTACGAAACTGCCTGCAAAGCGGCGGGCCTGCCGATCAAGTTGTCACAGCTTTCCGTCGGCGACGGTGGTGGCAGCGTCTACAACCCGGCCGCCACGGCCACCGCACTGAAACGCGAAGTCTGGCGCGGGCCGCTCAATGCCCTGTTCCAGGATGAGAAAAACCCGAGCTGGCTGCTCGCTGAAGTCACCATCCCGCCGGAGGTTGGCGGCTGGTATGTGCGTGAGGCCGGGATCTGGACCGATACCGGGGTTTTGTACGCGATCGTCAAATATCCGG